CTGGCAATTCTTATTTATTTTTGTTTCCTGTTTTACGATAATTCCCATCCTAATCATCCTGGTTGAAAACAAAGATTTACTTTGGTAAGCTAATCAAAGACTATTGATCTAATTTATGTTGTACCAATACAAAATCACCGGAGGTCTGGTAGAGGTTATATCTAAGCATGGTGAAGGCATCATGATGTGTTTAGATGCCCAAGATGAAGTCCTTTACGTAAATGAAGAGGATTTAACTCCGCATCTAGATGCTACTAATGAGAAGATGAGGACTGAGGAGAGGCTTACCGCTGAATTAGCAGCTGATGGTGTTGATCCACCTAAGCTAACTACTAGAGAAACATTCCCTATTGATACACGTGTCAATATTAATAATGCATCTGCACGCCAAATTGCAGACGCTNTACCTGGTGTAGGTATTAAAACTGCTCGTGANATTAAAGATCTTCAGACTTCTCAGTCAGGAGAAAAATTCCAAAAGTTNGAGCAATTAAGAAGTATTAAACGAGTTGATTGGGATGAAATTTTTAAAGAGAACTTAGTTCGCGTAGACTAATACTAGGCTTGTTCTAATGTTGATTAATGAAGCTCGATACGTATTTACAATCTAAAGTCCGTTGGCATTTAGGTTACAATTTAACATCAATTCCCGGCGGTGACTTAGCACGTCTCGAGGAAGCATTGAATAATATTCAAGATTCGTTCTGGTACGACAAGATTGTTGAACAGATCGGTCGTTGTGACGAAGCTGAAAAGCGAACTGACATGACAGGTAGTGTCAATAATAATTCAATTCCTAAAAGTCGGGTTGAAAGTATTTTAGGTGACGTTGACCGGACAATTTCTACATCAGATTTTAAGGAGACATTGAGAACTTGGACACAGATTTATTTATATGAAACAGACCGATTAGCTCTGCATTTATATGTTCCAAACTATCGAAATCCAGAACAAGCTCGATATCGTTTCAATAGGGAAGGTGCTGAATTTATTCAAGCTCTACCTGGACCTGCTGATGTTGCAGTTGGAACAAGACTTGTTCTTGAAAACTCTCATCGTTAATAGAGAGAAGCACATTTCCCCCTGTTATTCTAGTAAATAGGCTCAGGGTATTTTCATGGCGGTAACTTATTTTCAAGATACAATTTTTACTACAGGAAGCGCACTCACAGCTCCTGCCACTGGTACTGCATTAAAAGTTGCTGATACTAATCTTTTTTCTACAACGGACTACACATTGATAGTGACTGTGGCATCTGTTGATACAAATGTAATTGTATGTTTAGAAGGAAGTATTGATGGTACTAATTATGCACCTATAATTGCAAATCAAACAATAACTGCTAACGGGACAACCGTATATAGTGTCGCTAATAGACCTGTTAGGTGGGTTCGAACAAAGTGGGTTAGTGAAGCGGGTGGGACTGCCGCGACAGTCACTTTTAGTGTAGCAGCTGCATAGAGATGGCTGGTCGTTTTGGCGCTGTTCAACCTACAACTAGGACTGGTTATATGTTTGGCGCTAGGAGAAACAATATCCCTTGGGAGTCTGAAGGACCTGATACTGGTAGAAGATTTCAACAAGGTCGTGCGCCTATTCCTAGGATGGCTGGAGACGTCAGATTAGCTACGGCTAGATCAGGTCAACTGGATGCCCCTTATGGAGTTGGTCGTGGATTTGTTCCAGAAGAACGTGATGCTTGGGAAGTAGAAGATAGTCCTACACCTTGGCAGACGTTTGATGAAAATTTAGATCCTTACGAAAATAGACCTTATGGTTAAAAAACGAAAATCATTAGAAATATTAGAACTTCTTAAAAAGGATAAAGCTACAGACTCATCTAAAAATGATAATGAGAAGAGAGAAGAAGCACTTAATAAAGCACGTTTACGTTTAGAAGAAAAGAATAAAATGAGAGAGGAGTAAAAACCCTTCCGCTATAATGATTTTTAAGTCTATCTGTAAATAAACGTGTCAAGCAGTAGTTCAAATAAACAACCATTGATGGTTGATCGTCCAGCGACAACTTCGACGCTCTTAACTGTTGCTTCAGGGCAAGCATTTTCTACCAGTTTAATTCCAACTGCTGTAGGTAATGCTACAAAGGTTTTTGATGCTGACTCTGCTTTAACAGATACTTCAATTAGTGGTGCTTATATTGATGATATATGGTTCCGTTATAGNAAACGGGTAATCGAGAAGATTGATGCAAAAACTGCAACTTCTGGTACATANTCAGCTGCTTCAACTACAGCCACAATAACGATTAGTGGCGGTCATAATTTAGAAGTTGGTCAAAGTGTCTTTTTAGATTTCACAAGTTACAGCGCAGGCACTGTTCCAATTGATGGGACATTTACAATTGTTACCGTTACTCCGACAACATTCACTGTCACAATTCCTGCTGTGGGCAGTACTATTACAGGTAATGTAAGTGTTTATGATCCAATTGATTTTTGTTTCTATTTAGTTAGCACTGGTTCAGTTACTAACATTAACCAATTCTTTCCTCTATTTGTTGCCAGTATTGATTCTGTTGCTGCACAACAATATTGCAGTCTTACATTGAAAGAGATTCTGCCATTTGTGAATCATCCTGTTGTTCAAGCAGGCTCTAATTTTGGATCTGCTAATAATGAAATAGCTCCTAAACAACGTGGTTTAATGCTTTCACGTGGTCAAGCTTTATATGTCTCTGTTAGTGGAGCAACTGCATTAACTAATGGTTTCTATTGTAATGTACAAGGAGGATATTACTAAAGAGAATCATGCCTTTTGGGATAGGTAAGTTTAATAATCCTTCAAGATTTGACAAAGATTTTTCAAAAAATATTGGTGGAGGAGGACCATTCTCTATTGTTGAGAGTGGTGGAAGAAGTTATAAAAACAGTGAAATTAGCTTTTATAATAAGGATTCTNTATGGAGTCGTTGGCGTAGAGGATACGAATTGTATACAATGACCCAAAGTATGTTGGGGTCTACAGCTGGAGAAAGACAACGTCGTGGGGACTATCGAGTATACTTTACTTTCCAACAATTTCCTGGTGTTTTTATACCTGCCAGGATTTACACTTTTCCATCTACTCGACAAGAATTAGGTGAGCAAATGGTTGGCATGCGTGACACTGACGCATTTAATTTTTATGATTTTGGTTTACCAATCCTTGCAGTTAGATATTTAGGGGATGCAGTAAGTGGAACATATAGTCAATCAGGTACTACTTTAGTTGTAACTAAACAAGACCATGGATTGTATCCTGGAGAGAGTGTTTGGTTAGATATTTCAACTGGTGGAGGTGTTGATGAAACTCTCTCAATTGTTAGTACTACACAAAATACATTTACTGTAACTACATCTGCATCAGGGACAAATGACGGGAACGTTACTTATTATTTATCGACTACTTTTGGGGATTCACGTTGGACCACTACACGAGCTCGCCTTCGTTATTTGCCTACAGAACTTTCTTTCTTTACAGGCGAACGTCTAGCTGATCGTATTATTGAAAAAGATCCTGGTGTTTCCTCGACATATTCGAGAAGTGGATCTACTGTTACTGTTACCTGTGCTTCTGTCCATGGTTTATCTAGTGGAAATAAAGTCTTTATTGATGTTAGTAGTGGCGACGTCTCTTCTGGTAGATGTACAGTTACTGTTACCAGTCCTACTCAATTCACGCTAACAACAATTACTAGTGGAACCACTTCTGGTAATTTAACACTTAGTAGATTACTGCGTGGTCGTGATTATAAAAATTATGTTGGTTATACAGTTAAGGGATTAGATGCAGCAACAAAAGAAATAATTTTNCAACGTAAAGACAGTTATGGAGCAACTACAGCTGATGAAAAAACATCTACTGTGGTTCCAGCTCAACGTGGCTTTCTTGTAGGGCGTTATTTAACTACTGAGTTAAGATGGCAATGCTCTTGTCAAGATTTTTCTCGACGGGATAGTTATGATTTATATAGTGATTTACGGAGTGACCGCTTTCCAAGAACAACAGTTCGTTCAACAAAGCCTGGTCAAGTTTTGGAACCTGATGGAACTTTAAGTGACGAACGTGATATACCAGGTACTTTTAGAGATTTAGGATTTGTAGCAATTAACAGTTTTTATCAACTTCCTAGTTATAAAGATACTGCTGAAAATTCAGCGCAAAGTTTAATGTATTATCAGTTGAGATGGTGTAAGCATATTTATGCAGCAATGTTCGCTTTAACTCATGACGAAGGTAATGAACCAATTAATTTAATAGCGAAGTACACTCAATCTGGTGTAAATATAACAGTTGATGTTGACAATCATGGGTTAGAGTCTAATACTAAAGTAGAAATCACTTTTACGAGTGGGAATGCAGTTTCTGGTGAATACACAATTACTTCAGTTCCTGATCCAAATAGTTTTGTTATTATCTATCCTTTCACTAGTACCACTAGTGGTTATTGCACTGTTAGTAATTTAAAAAAGCACGATTATGTTCGTTCTTGGTTGTTAGAGCCAAGTGATAAACCAGTTGGGGCAGGTTTGGTACATTTTGAAAAAACTTTTGAAAAGGAGCAAACACGTCTAGAAGATGCTTTTAATACGTTGTTATTGACAAGGCAAAATACAAAATGGAGTGGAGGTAAAGATATTACTGGTAATCGGAATCAACCTCAATCAATAGCAGATTTTGATCCATCTGTTATTGGAATGACTTTGACAGACGGTTTAAAACGTGATGCAGACGGTCGTTTAAGTCGAACTGGGAAAGATGTTAATACGACAAATCGAATGATTACATTAATTAATAAGTTGTTTAATCGATCTCCTACTTTATTAAAAGATATAAAATTCGGCATTGTTGATAAGCCTATTGACGAATACACCTCTGAGTTTGAAGTCGGATTAATTGACGCAGGCGAATATATTAATGGTACCCCAGTTGAAGATTCAGCTTCCACCAGTACAATAGACAGTAGTACTTATAGTCCTATTACTGATCAGGATACAGTTGTTGATGCTGATCTTTATATTAATATTTAAATATGGCTGTACAAATTCTTTCTCGTCGTTCTAATACTCTCCGTGATCGGCCTTATCCTATTCGTCTTGGGGCTGCTGAGCTGGCTATTAATAACAATGCAGGGGAGCCAGGACTTTTTTTTGCTGACAATACAGCTTCTCCTTCAACAGGTTTAATTAAAGTTGGACCTACATTTGTAGGTTCTACAGCTCCAAACACTTCTCCAGCTGGTTTTACTTCTCTTAGTAAAGGTGAATCTTGGTTAGATACTGCCAGCACACAGGTACATAAAATTTTTGATGGCAGTAATTGGCAGACAGTGAAGGCAGTCGTTTCTAATTCTGCTGGGTATCCTGCTAATCCAATTGATGGTCAATTGCATTACAATCAATCAACTAGTACTCTTTATATGTATAATTTGGGGACTACAGCCTGGGTATCTATTTAACTATGGCTAAGTAAATGATCGAAGATGCGATCTAATTTTGTGTGTACAGCTTGCATTTCTCTTAATAGGTCTTCTTTTAAAACATAGTCCCTAATTACTCGCTCATGTAAGCTATCGATATCACGTTCCACTATTTCGAATCGTTTGTCTAATTTCTGATTAAAATTGGATAGTGCTCTTGATAAGCCTGCAAAGGCACCAATACTTCCTGATATGATTGCAGCAATTAATTCCGTGGACACTTTTTTACTTTGAGCTATTTTTATTCTAATTGAGTTATGAATATTTTTATAAGATTTTCCAATATCACCAATTGTTATAATTCTCATAGGAATTCTAATTTCTAAGTCAGTTATGCAAAAAGTTGTAAATGTCATCGCAGTGTCGGCTGGTGTCGTATCTCTTGCCGTTGTTGGGAGTGGCTTATATGTATACTTACAGCGAGATAAACTCGTTGATAGTATTAAGTCTCAGGTACTTAAATCGGTCACTGGATCACTTCCTGGGTTAGTTGATTCAAAACTACCTGGTTCTACTGGAGGAGCCCTTCCAGGGGTAAAATCTATCCCTGGGGTTCCTAAAGGCTTAGGTTTACCTGGGTTTTAGTGGAAGAAATTCCTGATGTTCCAATTAGGAATCTAACTATTCATCAGATTCCTTTTTGGTCTGTTAAACCACCCTCTAGTCTTGTTGTAAGCCCTCCAGTTACAACGTCTATAGGATTTCCTATAGTTGACCTTCCAGGCTGTGTTGAATGGCATCCTGATGATAAAAGAGCAGGTAATTTACTTATAGAAGATCCTAAAGGTATTAGGACACTATGTCCTCATGGTGAATACCCATCTTTTCATGCAATGGATTATTCTCCTGAGGAGTTGTTATATACAACTGTTGCAGAACCTCCGGCTTATCAACAACCTAAAGCTCCTCCCCCTACACCTCCTGATTCGTCTCTTACTAAACCAACGGAAAAAGTTGAATGTCCAGGACCTAATGCTCCTCGCATAGGGGATGTTACACAGAGTAAAGAAGAAAAAGTATCTGGATTCGAGTTAAGTAAAGACGGTAAAACTTGTATTACTTTGTATGAAAATATTGGAATTGCTGAGCAATATTTACCAGCACCACAGATTGTAGCTACTACTGCCGCTATTGCTACTGTGGCAACGACATCGGCCCTCCTAGCAAAACCTCTGGCTGATCTTCTTCTAAAGGTTGTGAAGCCTGCCGTGAAAAAAGTGATCGGAAAAATCCAAAAAATCCTTGGGAAGGAGCCGAAGGAACTTTCTCTGAGGGAGCGGATTCTTGCTCAGAGATCTCGGAATCGGGCAGTGATGGAGCTTCGTCGGGCAATGCGGAAATAGAGTGTATATGAGGTGTAACTTTCCCAGGGATAGGTGTCAGCATTACGTCTGCACAGATAGCTGCATATTGTGATTTCGGATGGAATTGAATTCCTTCTTTCATTAAGTCCCCACAATTTTTAAGCCTGGCTAATTCAAAATCTAATCTTTTATTTGCTACTAATTGATTTCTGTAGGATATTTGACTGTTTGCAGATTGTTTACATTGATCTTGTAATTGCTCATCTAATGGGACAGCTATAGTTGCTGATATTCCCCAATTAAAGTTAAAAGTATCTTTTTGACCAGTTCTAGTAGGTACGTAATAAACAATATCTCCTGGATTTTTTAAGTTCCCATCATCATCAGTTGTCATGTCATAGACAGGTTGATCATAATATTCTTCCTTAGGAATCTGCCAAGATTTACTATCAGCTAAGAAGGGCGTGATGTTGAGGGTAGGACCCTGACAACTGATTCCATCTCCATAAGTATTAGTTATATATGGACCTTGTAGAACTTGTATAGCTTGATTAGTAACGCTTCCTGAGGAGTTTGCGACCGGATTTGCAGTTGCTGATACTCCTCCAACATCAGTTGCCAAAGCCATTGTTGGTGTAAATATTATTGTATTTAAAAGTGTTATAAAAAGATATTTTAGTTGGAGAAGACAGAGGTTGTATCGGTGACACTTCTTATTTCTGTTTCTCGTTGGATTATTGTTTGATTGACTAAACCTGGAGCTTGATATGATTCTGTAAATTGAAAACTGTTGCCAGGAACTACCATGTTCCAATTTGGTTTGTTTGATAGATCCAAGCCCGACCATGTTGTTGTGACACCTTGCAGAGTATTGGTATTACCAGTTGTTGACGTAGGCGAAATAGTTGATCCTGAGTGATCGACATTTGTGCCAGTTACAGTATACTGCCATCCAGTTGCGTAATCCATTGAGTTTATCGTCTCAGTTACTTTGGATGTTGTTTCTGTATGGGATGTCATACTTCCTTGGGTGAAATTAGGCACCACCGGAATTGCTGAAGCTTTTGGTATAAATATAAAAAATAACAGCGTTAATAGCTGTTTCATGATCTTTTTAATCTCCGACAGTTATTTCACTAACGAATTGTCCTGTTGCTGTTGTGCCTGCACCTCCTGCAGTTAGAGTAACAATTCCAGCGGACGTAACTGTACCTGCTAAAGAACCAGCAACACCACCAGATTGTGTTGTTGTTGATCCGAATGCTGGCATATCTGTGACGACTCCAGTAGTAACATCAACACCAGCTCCTATTGCTGGTACAGCATCACCTTGGGTCCATGATTCAGAAAAACTGAATGCAGATCCTGCGGTATTTACATCATAAGTTCCTGCTTTCATAGTTGCTGCTGTTGTTGCACTACCAGCTGTTAAGCCTCCAAATACATCACTATTTCCGGCGCCTACTTTTATGTTGGAACCCGACACTGTATATGTACTTCCTACACGGTCTGCAACGGTTGCTGCTCCATTAACTGTGAGCTGAGTACTCGTTGATAGGCGGTGAACCAGATCTGCTTTTGCAGTTGGTGAAATAAGTAATATTAAAAACGGTAGAAGTTTCCACATAGTGGCAGTTAATATCTCAATTCAATATAAGTTTACCTGAGGGTAAACTTAATACGTATTGCTACTATACGATGTCTGAAAATGTGATTGAGGATCCTAAGAAAAAGGATTCTCCTAAAAAGAAAAGTGTGCTTGGCAAAGTCAAAGATGCACTATTACCTGATCAGGAAGAACAGGCTGCAATCATCTCCACAATGGTCAGAATTGGAGTATTGGTTTGGAGCGGAGGAATATTAACTTTAAATTACGTTGCTATTCCAGGAGTTCCTCAACAGAAGATAGATCCAACCTTCATAGCTTCAGTGTTCACGGGAGTTTTGGCGTCTTTTGGGATTGCTACAGCCTCTAAAAAGGGTGATGGCACGATGAAAATGAATGGTGATAGTAATGGCCAAGTTAGTAAGAAAGATATGGAGCAGATGATTGAAAAAGCTGCAGCAAATTCTGCTGTACAAACTATTAGGATTGAGCAGGCTCCATTAGTAATTAAGGCTGAAGATCCTTCAGAAAAAACTACGTACACTATGTAGCAATGTTGTAGTATGTGAGCAGTATTAAAATTTTCCATGCCTAACCTTCATTGGGGATGGGTTTCTGTTATATCTCGATGTCGAACATGGTTGAAGAAAAGACCCATTGATGTGTCAGAACTCACTTCTGGTGATAAAGCTGAAATTTTATCAGCTAGATCTATACGTCGCTGTCAAGTTCTAGATCGAGATAGTAATCATACATATTTAAGAACAGGTTTAGGAGATTGGTGGATTGATGATGAACACTGGGATGGTTTAACAGATGAGAAACGTCAATTACCTTATTCAATTGATAGAGATTTGATCTACTTAAGAGGTTTCCCTTATTACCCACAGGCCTCGAATAGATGGAATAATAGTCAAGTATTTACTCTTGCTATGTGTTTGAAGTATCTCGATACCCCTGGTATTAATGGGGTTATGGATTATTTAGAAGTACTTAATAAGCATGGTAAGGGGTCTTCTAGAGAGGCACATAAGAAAACTTTAAATGAATTTGGAATGAATGCGAACTTTACTTTATCTGCGGATTCTTTAGATATTCAAGAAGAATTGCATAGTGGGCGCCCTGTTGCTGCAAGTTTATTAGTTAGAGGTGATGTTACTAATCCCATTCGTGGGACTCATCTTGTAGCGATTACCGGATATGGTAAAGACTATTGGCAAGTTCAGGATCCTTTTGGAAAAATGGATTTAGTTAATGGTTTATGGTCTGATAGAAGCCAGTTCTCAGGACAGAATGTTCAATATAGTTTTAAAAATATGAATCCAAGATTATTTGCAAGTGGAGGAGCTTCTGGTTGGTGTTGGGTTAATTTTAGAGAACACTAATATAGCAATACAAGCTGTAAAGAGTTATACTCAATTCAGATATTATAAATTTTTGAATTATGTCCGAGACTACTCCTGATTTAGTAGAGCAACTACAAACTCAGAGACAGCAGCTAGAAAATCAAATTAGAGAGGGAGAATTGTCTATTGCTCGTTCGAAAGAACAATACTTGAAAGTTATGGGAGCTCTTGAGTTTGCTACGATTCAACAACAACAGGCTGAATCTTCTACAGATGACAGTACAGAAGTAGTTGAGGGCTCATGATGTCATGTTAGGAGAACTTACGAAAGACAGATATCGTGCACTTGAGCTCCTTGCTGAGCATGTACGATCCCCGTCTCGTGCGCTCTCTATTGACGCTATTATTTGTGATATTAGTGATGATGATTTACGTTGGGTTACAGGACGAATTCATTACTATTTACTGAAACTTTTAGAGGATGCCGATTATGATCCTGCTAAAGAGGTAGAAGAAGAGGGGGCTTTGCTAAACTAAGTTAGGAAGTTTATTTATTTTGTAGATTAACGATGGCCGATCCAGAAGTTACACCTAATCGAGATCCTTATAAATTTCTACGTGACAGAGCAATAGCAGTCGGTCGAGAGATGGAAGAGCATAGGACTGAACGTGATGTCAATATTGGTGAGCGTGCATTAAAAGGTAAGAAGCCTAATACTGTTCGAGAAAAGATGGACGATAAAGTCATTAATACTTGATATGGAAGCTATTGTTCTCAGTTTTGCAATTCTTTTTAGTGGGAGTTATGGGTTTAGTACGTTACTTCTCAGGCGTACTATGGAAAAGCATAGAGAGAGCTACTCTAGAAGAATAATTGCCACCTCAGTTCAGCGCTGGTAATATAAATATAAGGTTTTAATTTTTTATGGATGCATTAGAGCTTCCAGTTGACGTAGAATTTTCAATTCACGCTGCTTCTCTTGCAATTCAGAATCTTGATCGCAGTTCTTTAGAAGAAGCGTTTGTTGAAATGCTTCATCAAAAAGCTCTGGATCGCCAGATGTTCTTTAATATTTTAAAGGATCATGGTATAGATGCTGACATTAAATTCAATCTTTCCACGATGGAGCAAATTTCCTAAATACCATGGCTACTCGTACTATTGACGGCACTCTAGATACTCAAAGCGTTGATACCGGATCTGAGGTTACTTATCTTGGGTCTACTGCAGCAAACAATCCCGGAGAAGCTATCCGCGGATTTCGTGTAAATCCTGGTGGTACTGGGGATATCAAGGTGACACTTGATAAGAGTAGTGGAATTAATACTATGGAAATTTTTCAAGAAGATGCTTATACAGGGGGAAGTGCTCCTACTGGGTATAAAAAGTTTACAAACATTGCTCGTGATGGTAAAGGTAAGGGTGTAGTTGGGGTAACAGTGACAAATGCAGCCAAAAATTACGTTGTTTTATTAAAGTTAGACGGCTATTCTGAGGTTAATTACAGCGGTAGCGTTGTCGTCCCATAAGAAACGGAAAATACAGACTAGATGGAAAGAGCATCCTTTCCTAACTCGAAAAGGTATTAATTTAATAAAGCAGCATACTTTACCTCGTACTCATCTTGGTATGGGTCGTTATGCTTCTTATAAAGATTATGGAGAAAGTATATGGCGGATTGGTTATGGAAGTAAAAAGCTTGGTAAAAGATGGCTTAATTCTGTTGATAAGGCAACTAAGGAAGAAATAGACCTCCAACTCGAAGAAGACTTGAAAGAGTTTTCTGATTTAGTGGCGCAATATGTTCTAGTTCCTTTAAATACTAATCGAAAAGCAGCATTACTCAGTTTCGCTCATAGTATTGGAATATCTTCATTCAAGACTTGTCGTTTATTGGAGTTGATAAATACTTCTTCAGGGAAGAATAAGATTATCCGAGAATGGAGTCCTTATATCAATCGTCTTTGGACATCTGGTGGTGATCTAATGATAGATAAACGTCGTGTTGAATTGGATATCTATTACGCTGCAGATAAAGAGATTCCCACGTTAGTACCTCATCGTTGTCGGGTGAAGAGATGCCTACTAAATCTCCCTGAGACTTATACTGGGGCTCCCAATCAGTTGAAAGCAATTGAATATCTTGAGAAAAAGCTGCTTGATTGGGACCCTTCTGGGGAAGTTCTACGTCGTTTTTTTCGTTATTGGACTCAAAAGCCCAGTGGTCTAGGATCTCCGCCGCGTTCGGTTCGAAATGTTTGAACATTTCTAATGTATCTATTAATTGAAGGTTGGGAGAATANTTTTCTATTAGTGNCTCGTATCGCATGATGGCAGAATTTCTAAAGGTTGCTTTTGATTTTTTAGTCCAATTTTAAGTAGTACTAAATATCCTATTAAATCTATAATAATGTCTTCGTCAGTATCTAGCAATCCTACTCCTTTATGAATTCTATTGACTTTATCGTCAATTCGGACGAGTAATTGCTCTACAGGACTTGCTTTACTGAATATTCGACAAGGATTTAA